TATATGCTAATGAAATTTAAAGAAAGTGAAATTGGTAAAAAAATTATTGGAAATGATAGTGATTTTAATGAAACTATGTTAAGTGAAATTAAACGATACAAATACAGTGTTATAGAAAAAGATTTAAAAGAATTTGAGATTGACAAAATACTTGGAAAACAAATAATTACTCATTTGCAGGATTTTTTTAACAAAAATAAAACAAAAACCATAAGCAGACGTTCTTTTAAAAATAAAACCAAAAGAAAGTATAAAAATTAATTAAAAGAATTAAAGTATTTAAAGAGAAACAAAAGTATAAATTATGTCTGTTTTTACAAAATGTGACTTAAAACGTTTATATGAAGAAGAAGTGATTATTCAGCAAAATAAATATATTACACTTATTGTGCAACATATGAAACAATTGGTTATTTCTAAAGCTAAAGAGGGAAATACATCGGTAACTTATAAACATACTGATATTTTTTCTTATTATAATGATGAATGGGTAAAAAATCAAATATTAAGTGACTTAAAAAGGATATTTACTGATAGCGATATTGTTGTTAACTCAAACGGTTTAGATAGTCCTACTATTACAGTTTCTATTGATTGGTCGTAACAATTTTTTGCACCTTATTTTTTACATCAATTAAGTATTGGTTTAGCGCTGTGGTTGTTAGTATAAACAATCCAGCGCTAAACGCTATTTTGCGGTCTAAATCCGTAAATTTATAAACTTTTCTAAAAGGGTTAAAACGCCAAATTAAGAATAAGCAAATATAAATTCTAACGTAATAATCTACACTTTCTAGATATTTAGGCGCAGAATCTGATAGTCCAAAAAATGAAATAAAAATTAAAGCATATGAAAGAATGATAAATATGTTAAAAAATCTCTCTTGAATAGAATTTAATTTTTCAATGAACATTTATATTATTGTTAGACAAAAATTTTCACATCGTCTTCTTTGTAAAATGTCAATGTTCTTGCACTTGGGTCTTTGGCATCTGTATACTTAGGCATCCAAAAATATGGCAAAATTTTTGAACAGTTTGGATAAAAACTATCAAATAATTTTTTATAGTAATATTTTTCTGTTTCGATGCAAGGAATATATTTATCTGTTGTTTCCTCAATATTTAAATGAAACGATATAAACTCTTGAAGTATCACGTATAATGAGCGTCCTTGAGAGCTAACACCATCGCTAAACGCTTCTTTTTTTCTATATAAAATTACGTCAGGTAATATTTGTTTTCCTCTACTATCTTTAAAACCTAATTCGTCAAAACTGATAGAATTATTATATTTAAATCCTTGTCTCAAAATATTTTTTTCAGGAAAATCAAAATTTTTATGATTTCTATAATATGGGGGAATAGATAATACTAAATTTACAAAATTGCGGTCTAAAAATGGTGTACGTGGTTCAAGACCATTTGAAGAAATGGATTTATCTGAACGCAAAACATCAAATAAATAAATATCCTTAAGAAGTCTTCTAGTTTCCTTATCAAATTCAATGTCGTCTGGACATTTACCCATATAAAGATAACCTCCTAGTAACTCATCAGAACCGTCACCATTAAAAATTACTTTAGCTTCAGAATTTGCAGCAATATATTTTCCCAAAAGATAATTTCCGATGCTTGCTCTTACAGTTGTTGTATCATAACTTTCAATAGCGTGAATAACCTCGGGAATAGCATCAAACATTTCTTTTTCAGTAACAATAATTTCAGTATGTTTACTACCAATCCAATCTGCAACAATACGAGCATATTTTAAGTCTTCTGATTCTTGCAAACCAATGCTGTAAGTTTCGAGTGGTTTATCTACATTATTAATTCTATAATAGTCAGAAACTAATGCGGAAATTAAACTGCTATCAAGTCCACCAGATAATAAACAAGCAATAGGTCTTTCAGTAGTTAAGCACCTTTTATCAACTGCATAACGCAAACCATCAGATATACAACGAGAAAATGAATTATAAAGAGTTTTTTGTGTAGAAACATCTTTATTCCATTCTGATGTTCCTTGATAAAAAGAAAAAATATGTAAATAATAAGGAATATTTTCTTTTAAAGGTTCCCAACTCGATTGTACTTTATTAGACAAATTAAAAACGCTATAAGTTCCAGGGGTAAACTGTTGAATAGAGTAATGATATCTATTTTTGTTATAAAAATTTTCAAGACATTTTAACTCTGAAGCAAAACCAAACAAATTATGTAAGTTATAATTATCATTTGCGTTTTTCAAGTAGTATAATGGCCTAACTCCTAATGGGTCACGAGCTATATATACCTGATTGTTCAAGTCATCCGTAATTCGATTATCATACAAAACAAAGGCAAAAACACCATCTAACATAGTGAGAGTTTGTTCAATTCCATATTTAAGGTATAAGTAAATAATAACTTCGCAATCAGAACCTGTTACAGGGGTTACACCCATATATTCGTATAAAGTTTTATAGTTGTAAATTTCACCATTACATATTAATACAATATTGTCAATAACTATTGGTTGGTTGGATTCATAATTTAATCCATTAATAGCTAATCTATGGAAACCAAGAACCATTTTCAAATAATTAGTTTCTAATTTAGAAAACTCAGGACCTCGATTTTTCCCTTTCATAAATTCATAATCAATTTCCATAGGAGAAATGTTTTTTTGATTTAAAAGAGCAAAAATGCCGCACATAATTAATATATAATATATTTTGTAATCTTTATACTTTTTGAAAATAATGTTTAAAATAATAATATATATTTATATCAATGGATAGTCAATATGCTGAAAGTTCTATTTGCAATTCAAAAATGCAAGAACAAACAAATAAGAGAATTTATGATAGAAATATTCCTTCTCAAATTTTGCAACCTTATTTAGATGTTCGTCCTGTTATGACAAAATATTCGTATTTACCAATTGTAGACCCGAGAAAACAAACAAATGTAAAACTAAACCAAATGCCTACTTATAATGTACACTCTACCTTTAATCCAGGAAATACTCAATCACCATGGTCTGGTTTTGCATCAAATGTAAATACAGAATCTGTTTTAAGAAATCAAATATATGCTCTGCAAAAGTGCAGTCAAGCTGTTTATGTTCCAAACAGCAATAGTGATTTATACAATTATGCTTTTAAAACAAAAACACAACCAAACCCTCATGATTTATTATTTACTGAAAATAGATTTTCAAGTTTTAATCCAAACCCAAATGATAAGTCGATTGGTTATAATATGTTTATGAATAGTACTAGAACTCAAGTAAAAGATTTAACGCCTCAATGCAAATAAATAATATAATATTTATCTTAATGTAAAATATTATAATGTCAGAAGCTTTTGTAAACCAAGTAACTTTAGATTGTTTATTAAATAAACAGATGTTTAATAAACACGTAAGAAGTCAAAAATCAAAACAATTAAATAAAGAGGATATAAAATTTTATCGAAAACGAATTTTTAACTTATTTAAAGAAATTATATCAGGTAATTCACCGAAAGATTTGTTGCCGGATGTAAAATATGCGTATGACACATTTTTGAATTCTGCAATACACTATTTTAAGACAATAGACAATAATGATATAATACAATCTGAATATAATGATATAGAAAATTTAGAACATAGCTGCGTAGATTTTACACAAGACTTATCTTTAAATATGACAAGAAATGTTGAAGCAGATAAACTTCTAATGCGTTCAATTAAAACAGATATTCCTACTTTAGATAAATATGTAAAAAAAACATTAGTTAAAAAAAATAATGAAATTATATTACCAAAACAAAAAGAAATAAACTTAAAAGACCCTAATTTAAAAATAAAAGGATTAAAAAAGAATAATATTAATAATTTATATGAAGACAATGACACGAAAAATAAGATTGATTCGAGCGTCAACACACAAAAAGAAAATTAAAAATAAAATGGTCAGAGGCGGTAAGTCAATAAAAAATAAAACATTAAATTTAAAAAAAATAAATTGTAGTCCAAAGCCAAAAGATAAAATGAATAATTTTACTTGTTATACAAACGAATCATTATATAAGTTAAGGGACTTATGGAATGCTAGACATCCTGATGTTAAAATTCGCTCAAATACGCCAAAAGAAATTCATCGTTTATTAACTGAAAAGCTTAGCAGTGTATGCAATAAAGAGTCGTGTTGGTTAAAACAAAAAGCCGAATTTGGACCTGTCAGCAGCGATATGGCAGATTCTTTTGCTCCAGAATCTCCACCTGAATGGAAAAAAAATCCAAATGAGTGGCTTTCTAGTGAAGATATTATTAAAGTTATGAGACAGTATGAAAAAGCTTATAAATGTTTTGATTTTATTGGACCGTCACCAATTGACTTTGATACTAGAAAATTGTATGGAGAATGTGTCTGGGACGAACTATGTAATTTTAGTTTAAAAGACCAAATCAAAAATGGTAAAACCAAAATAGGAATTATATTTAACACAGACCCACATAACAAGCCTGGTCAACACTGGATATCAATGTTTATTAACATAAAAAAGAAAACAATATTCTTTTTTGATAGTACTGGCGACAAGCCTCTTCCTCAAATACAAGCTCTTATTGACAGAATAAAAGAGCAAGGGTTAAACTTAAAACAAAAAATTGTATTTAAATCTGATAGTAACGAAGGAATTGAACATCAATATGGAAACACTGAATGTGGGATTTATTCTTTATATTTTATTGTTCATATGCTTGAAGATAAAATGACAGAACACTATTTAAAAACCCACATTTTAAAAGACTCATATATGAATAAATTTAGACATATATACTTTAATGATTCACTTTAATTTATATTATTTTTCGTATAATTACATAAATATAAATTAAACGTATTTATATCTATGAACATTTCAAATTTTTTAACAAAACAAAACATTTCTATGATTTGGGACGTAATAAGTGATGAAGATATATTTAAGTTTTTGTCTAGAGATGTGCAGTTGAAAATTTCAGAAGTTTTTACGAATAATTTAAAGGGGTTTTATGATAACGAAATATTAAAAACCAATACTTTAATTGAGTTAAATAAAAAATATATTCTTTTAATGTTAACATTTATTAAAAATAATTATCCACAAAAACCAAGTAAAATTACAATTCTTGAAGAAGTATCTCCTACTAATCAAAAAAATTTAATTACATATGAAGAAATCCAAAATGACAGAAAAAGTCAGTTTGATAAAGATTTATCTAGACATCAAGAAGAGTTTACAAATGCAATGACATTAAAAGTTCCACCTGTTCCTGATTTTAATGATAAACTGGAAGAAAAACCAATAACAGAAATGGAAAAAATAATTAAAGAAATGACAGCTCAACGTAACTATGAGGTGGAACAAATAAATAGAGGGTTTAATTCACAAACACAAGATGATAATTGGTTAAAACCACAAGAAACATCAATTAAAAATGAAAAATTACAAAGTCCTTTAAAACAAGAAAACCCTAACATATCTGTTGCAAATGCAAATAGCAAACTAAAATATTTAAAAATAGAAAACGAAGAAATTAGTTTTAACACATTTGAACCAAAAAGAAGCGTAACGTGGGGCGAAAATGCAACAAAAGAATTTGAAGAAAATGAAATTATAAATAATGATAGTTTAACTGAACAAAATATATTTAAAAAGTTAAAACGAATCGAGCCAAAACAAGGTAACAATGAAGACACACAAAAAAATATTATAGCTTTAACAAAACGTTTAAGTGAAATGCAAGAAGAAATGTCAAAAATGCAAGATTTTTTGAAAAGTTTAACACAACTACTATAAAATGTACGTTAGTTTTTTATAATATTTTTAACTTATTAATGAATATTTTTAACTTATTAATGAATATTTTTAACTTATTAATGAATATTTTTAAATAAAATAAATAAATGACTATATATTTATATAATGAATATAGTTATTTTTTTTGTTTTTTTAAATGTTATTTATATTGTGGGTAGCAATTCTATGAG